TAAAAAACATCTAAAAAATTTATAACATTAATTAAAACCTCCACGTTGGAAAGGGGATAACCTGTTGATATTACCTGATGATATCTTATTGATTATATCAGGTAACGGTAAATATAAATTATTTTGGATAGTATATCTAGAAAATGCCCAAGTAGTATTAGATCTCACTACATCCTCATTATTATCCATAGTTAAGTTTTTACTATCAACTGAAATAGGCATACAATCATAAAATGTCCAAATTTTACGAGGAATTTGGGATAATTTTTGATAAGATCTAGTATATTGCAAAATACTTATAGTAGTACCTACATTTCTTAAATCTCCTTCTTCTCTCGACACAAAACCAAAATGACTAGCTAACATTGACCATGGTCTGATGGTAAAATCTACAAATGAAGTATTAGTTTCTAGAAACTGTAATGTTAAATCACCGTAAGGGTCTTTTCCATTACTTACATACCCTGATACAAACCCTTTTTGTTTATCCTGGAAAGGTTTATCCCTGGAAATTGATAAAGACTGTAATGTTGGTATGTCAGCTCCTTGAGCATACACACACCCTATGACTTTATTTAAAGGGAAAGATTTTGCTATAGCAGTTGCTTGAGAAATATCAAAATTATTATAATTACCTACTTGATCCTCTAATTGTCTTAATATTTCTGTTTGTAATAAAGTAGGATAACCTTGAATTAAAACTAACCATTGAGATTTTAATGGTATAGAAGTAAACCATGACTCCATTTGTGATAAAAAGAAGTCTCTTGTACTTATTAAAGGTGTACCCGGTACAGTAAAACCAAAAACAGAAGTTACTTGGGGTTGAGATAAAGGATTTTTGCCTGTAAGTAATCCACTTACATTATTTCCTAGACCTCGTATTGCAGATGTTAATGGGTTATTCACTCATTATTATTTAGGCGACGGATATAATTAACGACGTCTAAAATAATGATAGCTCAATGTAGCATCAAAAGTAATAAAATTACCAGTACCTGAATTAATTGTATATTGTAAGGGTCCTACATTTCTAATTGAAGCTCCTACAAGTTGATACTGGGCTACCTGCTCTAATTGGGTATCTAACTGAACTAAATCTATAGATGCAGATTGTCTAGGCGCAAAATAATTACCTGTACTATTAGCGTCATCAAAAACATCACGGGACATATCTTCAAATTTTTGTCTAATGATTGAATTTTGATCACAATAAAATTGAAGAGTATATGCTTCGCTACTAGGGTAAGTTGCACTACCTGGTACATTAAAATTTAGCCCCATATAAGGTACTTGAACATTACTAATAGCTCGAGCTGGCAATGTAGCGGTTGTTACGTATACTAAATCATCTTCGTCAAAAGTAACCGTGGATGACCCACCGGCATCAATGCTTAATACCCTGAATTGAAAATCTCTTGCGAAGTCTCTTTCAACCGCTACTCTGTAAAAATCTGAAATTGTCTGACGTACGTCTGGCATACTATTATTTATGCTCTTTACGGTGTTTTAGATAGAAAATAAAAAAAAGCCGGATCTTTCGACCCGGCTTACTTGTATAGCTTGTGACTTTTTATCCAACTATTTCGCTAAAGTCCTGGCCAGTCCTTGTAGCGTAGAAGTTTACAAGAATAAATTCAGCAGCTCTTACTGGTTTCAAGTATATATCTACTACCAATTCATTTGCATCGATAACTTCTGGCGTATTATTACGCTCATCACAAACAATGAGATAATCATACAATCCCTCATTATTTTTAGCATCGTCAAAGATTGGGGTAAGAATGTTGACAACATTTGTTCTCGTAAACAACGTATTTGGCTCAAAAACAAAATACTTAACCGTTTCTCTAGTTCGTTTTTCAAGATAAAGGAATAGACGTCGTACATTTATTCTATCAAACGCACTAGGTTGGTTTTGTAATGTTTTCTGACCAAAAATTACAAATCCTTCACTAGGGAAGAATGCAACTGGGTTAATATTAACTTGTTCATATAATGAATCTCTTTGCTTTTGATTAGGATATAAAGCAATATCATTAACGTTAACATCACCTCTAGTAAATCCAGCTGGTGCATACCATGGTGCAAAATTTGCATCTGTTCTTGCATAAGTTGCAGCCGCTACACCTGAAAATGGTAACCAAATTTGACCACCGTAATTACTATCGTATACTTGTGCGCATGTTGCATAAGCTGCTGCGTAATTGGTATCAATAATACTGTAAATTTGCTTTAACGGTGTTAGGATATTAATAGGATAATTATTACCGGGTATATTAATACCTTTTTGATTGTCACCTGTAATAAATATCTGTCTAATTGGATCAGAAATAAAGATAAAATCTTTTCTAACGTTTTCAGCAAAATTTATAAACTTATTTTGTATAGTTGCCCACGTACTTCTGATATCAGACCCTAATTGGCCTAATTCAATACCTGTTGATGATAATTGATTTAACCCCTTAATACTATCTCTATCATCAAAATAATCATTAGTTTTGTTTGTTGCATTAGATGTGTGATTGACTGTAGTCCAAATTGTACTTAAACCACCGTCGGGTATGATATCAATATCAAATAAGTCTACATTAGCAATTCTATCAAATACCCTATCTAATTTTGAAGGTATGTCACCTATCTTATTGTTATTTTGCTTAGTTGTACTATATTTTGCAAAAGGTAAAGCTGGTGCATCACCAAAACCAAACTTCTGACCACCTAAATTATAAGTTTCAGAAGCAACGTTTTTAATTGCATTACCATCGTTAATGTTGTTCACGGTTGAAGATAATAAACCAACTGTTGTTTGATATTGACTTTCAACATCCGGCCCACCAAAATTATTAGCAATGAGTTGATTGTTAATAATTCTTACTTTGCGTTTAGGTGTACCATCGTCGTTTAATGAATTACCTTCAAATCGCCCAGAAATATTAGGGTTAATTTTTATTGCTGCATTAACACTTCTATTAGTGGTTATTTGAGGTAAATAGAAACTCTGAGGAACTCCTCCATTTTGACTATTAATTTGTCTATAATAATCGATACTTCCAAAATGACCTTCTTCAAGAACATAATCTAATTTTGTAACTTGAGGTGAAAATACCGACGTTCTGAGTTTGTATATACCTAATACAATTGTATCATCAAATAATTTTTTATTAATCTGAAAATTAACAATACTTTCTTGTGTTTCAGAAATATTATTTGGCACAGCTTCTGAATTATAACTAGCAGATAGTGTAAAATTAAGCCTTGATGAAGGTATTGTCACAAGTGAATTATATGTAATTACATCTACATTAGTACTATTGAAGGATTCTACTTTTGACATTTTAAATTCACAGATATCATCATAGTCCGTAGAAGCGTAAAGGTTAGTATTATCAACTAAAGAGGCATAATAACCTTCCATTTTTTGATTAATGGTTGTTTTTGCTGTGTTTAATAAAATAATACCAGCATTACCTAAAGATGATAATTGTTGTTGTATTGTATTGCAATTGTTATTAACGTTAAACTTATCAGAATTTGCAAAATCTTCATCCCCTTGGTTAGTGTTTTTCCAATCTACACCTGTATCGTCTAATATTGCAACGTATTGTTGTTGAGTAAGTGGTACAAATGAAGGCTTACCTATACAATACATTATATTATCACCAGCACTAGCCGGGGTAAATTGAGTAAACGTGTCCCCGTTAACTGTATCTATATTTGCTGATAAATAACTAGAAGTAGTACCCGATAAATTATGGTAAGCAGTTAGATTAATAGGTATTACTGGGTACACAGTAGCAAAATATGTGTTTGAAAACCCAGTACCTTGACCATCACCATATGGTAACCTATTTACTAAAATATTTGCTCTACTATTAAACGATTGAGCAACCGTATGGTAAAAATATCTTTCAGCAGGGTTGGTTGGTTGACCATAAATTTGAGTAAACTCAGATAAACTACTAACTTGTACTATTTCATCATTTGGACCTATGGGGGAAAAACCAGTAATAAATATATTAGTCCCTATCTTATCAGCGGGGCGTAAAGATAAATCTACTTCATTTATTTCTACCCCTGGACTTTGTATAGTTCGTTGTGCCATATATGTATTTATTGATTTTCATAAAAGAAATTCTAAAATACATATTAAACTATAAATATTACGGGTCTAGTAACGTTACTATAAATTGACTATAGGCTAAACTAAATGTAGATTCAATTTCTGTTGCATCTCTGTATGAATAATTTATACCTCCTAATTGTATAGGAAATCCTTTAGTAAAATCAAATTGAACTATTTTTTTATTGTATTCATCTAACCCGTATATGGTAAAATTAGCCATATAATCATCTTCTACAACCGAACCGTTATCATAATTTTGAGAAATATCAAAATAACCGCGTTTATCGTCTTGCAATTTATCAAGCCATTTGTAAATGAACCAATAATTGTTAAATCTATTATCGATTGTAAAATTTACAGTAATAGGTTGATAACTAGGTCTGTTATGACTAGTAACGTTTAAATTTTGCCCGGAATATCTCATTTCTACATTTGGTATTGATACTTCTGGTATAACACTACCATATATTGAAAATTGTACTGTGTCGGGATTTACAAAATCATTTTTTCTTACTGTTTTCGATACTTCATTACTTAAAACTTTGGGTGTTGGTATTACCAACACAAATTTATCCTTTCTTTCCTTGTTAAAGGGGCTTTGACTGTAATTTGTAGCCATAAAATTATTTATTATAAATTACCTAGCCAAGATTGAGAAGCAGGAACAAATGATCTTTGTGTTTGAAAATCCCCAATATGAGTCCACCCTGTTTGTTTCATATAATTTAATTCCGCATTATCATCTACTTCCATTTTTTCGTTAAAAACAATAGTATCTAATTCTTCATCGACTTCTTCTCCCCAACTAAAAAGGTTTTTAGATACTTTTGTACCGTAATCGTAATCAAACTTTCTTATTTCTGCAGGTCTACCGTTGGTGTCATATCTTAAAACTTCGTAATAACGTTTTACCAAATCATTATCAAGTATTAATAATGCCCATCCTAACGACATAACCCTGTCATCTAACATATTAACCCCGGGTTTAGCTGCCCACCTGCCATTAGGGTATTTTATAAAGTTTTTTATTTCTGTTAGGGTTTCAATATCTCTTATATTAACACTTCTTAATTCATTAACATAATATCTCATGTTAGTAACACATCTATATTTTGTATTAGTGTGAGAAATTACACCTAACCGATTATTTTTTACTTTCCCTTGCCCGGTTTCATAACTAATAACATTGCCGTACCTTAAACTTTTATATAGATGGTCAACAACTTGAGCACCACAACTATTTCTTTCTATCAAAGCCGGGGGTGAACCCCAATGTGTTAAAATTTCGTGTAATTTTGATGTAAAATTGAAAGGGTTTATAGTATTGCTCCAGTAACATGCTACTTGTTCTATGTTTGATAAATCTTTTAAATCTAAAATTTGTACACAACTGGCATTTTGATGTAAACCTTCAGCAATATCAACCCCTGCAACATAAATTCCATTATCATCTGGTTCTCTCCATATTTTATAATTATTTTCGTCCATTACAATGGAAGGTTTACTACAATTAACTTTTAATTTTTCAAATAATTCTTCGTTTATAGCTAGTTCGCCGTCTGAAATAAATTCACAATTAAATTCTTGATTAAATGCCTCTTCACTACCAATAGTACGCATGGTTTCAAATTTCCATTGTTCATCCCTACCAGGTACTTCGTGCCATAAAATTTTATCATAACCCCAACCGTTATTTTGTTCTATTGCGCCATTCCATATCTTGTAAAATAGGTTATCTGTACCGTTTGCAGTAGATGCGATAAAGATTTTAGACTTTTTAGATGATGAAATTACAGGAAAAACAGATTTCCAAAACTGGTCTACTAAGTGTGGTTCAATAAATGCTAACTCGTCCAGCACTAATACGTTAATAGATTGACCACGAGCAGCTGTTCCTGTTGTAGTACTAATACCTATAGATGTACCATTAGTTAACTTCATTGATTCTTTACCATATTCAGTTACACCGGGTTTTAACCAGTTAGGTAACTCTTCATATGCCATTCGAATACGTGAAAATATTTCTTTTGCAGTACCTTCTTTGTTAGCAACGATAAGAATACGTTGATCATTATTAAAACAGGCATGCCATAACGTGTAAATTGTCATCATAGTTGTTTTACCAATCTGTCTAGAGGCAAGTAGTATAAAAAAACGATTGTCTCTCATACCTCTTAATGCTCTTTTTTGACAAGAATGAAGTCCAATTTTTTCCCGACCACGAT